GCCACTCTAAGACATCAGGGATGGTGTCTTTGGAAACCAAATGTGATAGCAGAAAACTGCATGGTCGGGTGATTTAATCCGATGGTGCAGCTGTGCATTGTGGTTCAACCACCTTATCACATTTTCTATATGGAAAGGTTTAGCTTATGGCAAAATCTCGATATCGTTTTAGGGTTACTGGTGTTAGCCCAAAGGCTAATGACCAGGGAGCTTGGAACAGTCCAATAAAATTGGGCTTTTTCCGCGATCAGGTAACCGAGTATCAACTCGGGGTCCCGATTTCCCATTGGGGGCTCCCTTTTAATCCTCAAACATACGTTCCGGAAGTATCTGCTTGTACGGTCGAACAGACGTGGGATGAACTTCATCCCCGTTCTAAACGATCGACTGTGAGTCACACCCGTAAGGGTGATGACCCATGGTATAGTGCAGGAGGTCCTTTCCTTCGCGTATATATCGATACCGGCTTACCCCAAAATGGGGTAGTCGGTTCTGGCACGTATTACTCTGTTGATGGAAAGCGTCGTTACGAAGGTGGCTTTATGCCACCAAATAACAGCGCCTGGGGTGATGGGTGGGCACTTGCCCCCCTCTCCTTCACCGGCAACAGTAATGCGTTATTACCAGATGTTGCGCCATACTATGACCGGGCCTGGCGAAAAGCCAAGCCTGAACTTGAGATGGCCGGTCTATATGTGGCCCTTCGAGAAATCGGGGACACAGTGCCTATGCTCCAAACGTCAGCTAAAGCTTTTGGGCTTAGCTGGCAAAGCGCGGTAAAATCCGAGCTTGGGAACGTAGTGCACGGCACGAATCTGTCTCTTCGAAAGATGCAGCCTCGTGACCTAGCCGAACATTTCATCAACCATGAATTTGGTTGGGCGCCTTTTCTAGGAGATCTTAAGTCGTTTTATACGACTTATCTCGACGCTTCCGATATCGTGAAAAGAATTACTCGCGAGAACGGAAAGTGGATTAGACGCAAGGTCATGGTCGACAAGAGCAGTAGCAACGAGGTTATCTATAGTACGACACTACCGCCTAGCTCTTCGAGCTACGCGATACCGTGTTTTCCTGTTGGTTTCCCCGCTGAATTCTTTGTTTCACCACCGTCATGGAGTGTCGTCGAGCAAACTCGAATGACAATACATGCTAGTGGGAAATTTAGATTCTACCGCCCCGAGTTTGATATAACACTTCCCGACTATTCGTCGGCTTGGAATAAAGTCAAGCGTGCCTGGAAAATCTATGGCATGGAAGTGTCTCCTTATCATATTTGGCAAGCTACTCCTTGGAGCTGGCTGGTCGATTGGGTGACAAATTTAGGATCATATATCCAACGTTTGTCTGACACCCTTGAAGACCAAGTTGCAGCCCTCTATTTCTACATCACATGTCATAAGTCAGTGGAGCGCACCATGACGGTGAACTTACCACTAACTAATGGGCATAAAGTGCTTACTTTTACGAGATCATACTCGTCTAAGCAACGTGTGAGTGCAGATAGTCCATATGGATTCCACGTCTCATGGGATGCTTTATCCCCTGAGAGATTAGCTATCCTCGGTGCTCTAGGCATTACTAAGTCAGGGTTGCGCAAAACGCTTCACTGAACCGTATGTCCATCACCTTTGGATATATCCTCCAGTGCCTTCTACAAGTTTGTTCTTCTTGCGAAGGAACGGACCTGGCATTGGAATCACCGCAATCTCTGGAGAGTCAACCACTCGCGTGGTCAACCACGTTGAAAGCGTGTGGCTCTCTGAAAGGAGAGTCACTGTGGCTTTTGCCGATCCACGAACCCTTACTGTCGCAGGTGTTGCGAAGTCTCTAGTACGTATCCTGACAGCGGGACTATCGTCCACGTATCAGACTAACGACAAATCGTATACTCAGCGCATCTCTCATCAAGAGAGTGGCACTAAGGTACGGTCGTTATTGCGTACTGATTTTCGTGCTGTGGTTGCCGACCCTCTGACTAGTCAGAATAGTTGGCAGACACTTTCGGTCCAGACTGTTATCGACAGACCCTTAACAGGGTTTACCGAAACACAGGTGGCCGACCTGGTTGCTGCGCATAATGCGCAACTTGACAGCACTACCATTTCTAAGCTCTACGGCGAAGAGTCGTAGAGTGATTTGAAGAGGACAAAACATGACGAATTTTCAACTTAGATCCGCCTTAGCCTTAGCAGGCTTAAGAGGGACTGCTGTATATATGGAC